CAGACTTCATCATCTATATTTGATGGTGCGTCCATCTCGTTTGCTACCTTCCACGCCTCATGCTCACTGGATGCTTCTATGAAAATCTCATATGCCACATCCATCGTGGCGGTTACCTTAAACTTTGGCATCGTCCATCTCCTCAACGTCAATAATCACGTCTTTAATGTGATCGTCCCAGATTTCCTCTTTAGCTAATTCTTTTGCCTCTTCCTCATTGGAAGCTTCGATATCGTCGATCCGGTGATACACCGTGACGTAAACCTTAAACTTTGGCATCGTCAACCTCCGGCGTCCGCAAATCATCCGCAATGTCTTCCAGAAAATACGCAATAATTGCTGCGTTACTGTCGGATACAGTTCCGTCCCTAAAACACTTTGCCCAATGCTCAAGGCTGTCGATAAGGCTAGAAGAACCGTGAGCCGCGGTCTTTGTTGCTTTGCCTACGATATACGCAGCGCGGAGCTCGTTCTCTATTACCTTAAAGTCATCCAGATACATGGTTACGGCGGGGTTAGCATCCTGATGCGTGATCAGGTCGTCATAGTCTACACCAGCGCATTTAGCGATATATCTGGTGCGTTCGTTAGCGTTAAATGTCATAGCAATCTCCTTTAGCACCACTGATATTCGTAGTCGTAATTATATTCGGCATCCAATGAGTGCCACGCCAGTTCATAAGCATGATCCCAGTTTGTGTGGTAGCCGGTGGCTACGTCATCATCGGCAATACATTTTGCCCAATGATCAAGACTAGGCTCGTGGTCAAGTGGTAATTCTTCCATAGCAATCTCCCGTAGCTATATGTATACGATTTATCCCATATACTATATAAATAAAAAGCTGTCAATGGCGAACATTGTCATCGTCTTCCACTGCCATAGCTGCCGCTGCCGCGGCGTGGTGCATGGCAGAGGAGAGCATACCAAGGGTAGTGCTTTGGTCTTCGCTGGACAGTATGAGGCGGAATAGCAACGCGGTCAGCGCACCGCCCATCGCGGCTCCGGCTTGGATGTCGCTATTCTCGAAATCGTCTAGCAGTTCATTCATCATTTCGCTTGCTAGGTCGAAATCCTTTTCCAGATCGTTGCTCATCCGCGCAGTATCCTTTTCCACGCCGCTTGGATTTCGGCTGATTTGTCTACCGCTTCGCGGCTATATTGGCCTTCGGCCGCGGTTCGTGAAGCGTGTAGCACGACGGCTGTATTGACCAGAGCGACGGCTGTTTGCCAGTCCATGTCCCGTGCTTTATCCAAAATTATATCTGATTTTCTCATTGTTGTCTCCTTTTTAGCCATTCTTCTCTGCCGCCCTTCCCGTAAAACTCTTCAGGCATTTTGTTGTTTTTAGCGAGGTTTTCCCACGCGGGAATAACCTGCAAGTTCCACGGAACGTGAAGCCCGCAAATTGTGTCGCCTTGCAGGGGATAGTAATGATCAACATGGTGTTCTACACCGGTAAGTTTAGATAGTTTTTCTCGTTCTTTATAAAAACTATAAAAGTCTGTGTTTTTTACGCCCTTTAAAATAGTCCGTGCTTTTGCAGCCCAATACTTACGAGTGTTTGCCGCGTTTTCTGCTGCATGGTTTTTTAAATATTGTTTCCGTCTTGCCATGTAACGATCGTAATTTTCCGCTTTCCATTTCACATTGTAAGCTATTCGCGCTTCACGGTTCTCCGCCCTATATTGTTTGTTATACAAAGCAATTTGCGTTTTATTTTTCTCGCGATATTTTTTGCCACCTTCGCGATATTTTTCAGAGTTTTTCTTTCTCCAGATCACCTTCATCGCTTTAGACCTTTTTTGGTGACACTCAAAACAATCCCCCGTAGAAACAAACTTTTTTGTCGTTCTACATTTTTTACATTCATTGCCATAAAAATGTGTTTTACCCGCCGCTTTAGCTTTTCCGCGAGCCGTTTGAAGAGATGGGTTTTTTTTAGCTTCTGTTTGGCAAATTACGCACCCCGAGCCAGAAACTCGACGTTCTGCCACATGACCGTTAGCGCAAGGTTTACCGTTAAAATACCTATTTAAACCAAGTGCTTTGGCTTCTTCTCTTTTTAAGATTTTACGGCCGTACTTTTTTTCTAAAACTTTACGGGTTTCTTCGCGTTTATTTTTTGCACGTTCCCTGTTCGCCGCATTTTTTCTAGCCGCGTTCTTTGTTAAGCGGTCGTGATGACATTGGCTGCACCCTGAGTTACCTACAAAACGCTCAGACACATGACCATGCTTGCACGGCACTCCATTAAAGTACCGCGTCAAGCCTTGAGCCAAAGCTTCCTGACGAGTAATCATATCAGTCCTCCTTCACATAGAACTGGATTTCGACGAGCCCGTCTTCGGTTCGGCTACAATGCCAGACATCATCGTCAAATTTACCGATTAGGACGGAGTAAAGTTGCTCCCGCGTAAGTTCTTTTGGATTTTTAGAACGCTTATGCCGGTGCTTTGGGTTGATTTGCACAAAAGCCCCGTTCAGGGTCGCGTTTTCCACGTCTGTTAAGCAGCTAACACCGTCATTTTGTTCCCAGACACAGAGCCGTGAAGCGAGGATACTGATTACATCTGCGACATCTTCGTTAGACAGCCCGTTTACAAAGTCAATTTTATCGTCACCAATCATTTTTATCTCCCGTAGTGATATAAGATTTATCCCATATAATATAAATGACAACATATTGTCAACAGGAAAAAGAAAACCCCCAGAGCGGCATCACTCTGAGGGCTTCACTACGGGAATGTAAAGCTTGGGGGCTCTACAAAGACCTTTATATACGATTGTATGGGAATTGCAACATATAAATAGGCATAAAAGATGTTTTTTTCCAGATTGTTATGTGCAAGATTAAAATATGTACAACGCGGTCAATTCTGGGAAGATTGGTGAGTTAGTTTGCATGGTGCGCCTGATGAAACTGGGTGTAGCTTGTGAGATAGTACACATGGGCACCACGGACATCATCGCGCAGACAGAGGACGGTTTAATCCGCGTCCAAGTCAAGGCGAGCCAGTTTAAAAGGAATAAAAACGGGTCGGGGTATCATTTTTCTTTAGCATATGGCGGTAACAAACGCCCTTTGACTAAGGAAAACTGTGATGTCGTCGCGCTAGTGGCTTTGGATCGCGAGCGGGTGTTATTTAAACCGGTTGAATGCTTGAAGGGGCAGCTAACCAAACGGTTCCTGCCCCAAAAGTTTGATAAGGATGATTTAGAAAGACGGACTTGGGAATTTTGCTTAGATCAAGTTTTATTATAAACGCCCGTCATATATAGCTGCTTCCAGTTCTTCGTCGCTCATATTATCAAAGTCAAGATCCGTGAACCGCGGTTTATGTTTTGGTTTGCGTGGCCTTACGGGTTTAATTTTAGGTGCCGTGGGCCGCGGGTTGGGCTTTTCTTGCAGATATTCTAGGGTGCTATATTTATGTCCACACTCTAGGCATTTACGGTTTCGTCGGATTGTATCCCCGTGAGGTCTACTGTTATAGACTTTACTTTTTCCCTGACACTTCGGGCATATCACATTGCTCTCCATTGCAACACTCGTTGATATAAAGGTGGCACACGGAACATTGTACATGTCCGTGCACCTCAACGGGTTTCAGGTTGGTCTGGCACCGCGGGCACTGGTTGTTGTTTAACAGTTCTTGAATTTTACCGGCGTGTCCGAAAGGTTGATCAGAGACTAAGGGTTGGTACTGTAATTCCCTATTCGTCGGTCTCTTCATCTTCAATCTCCCCTGATCCGCCGCAAAGCTCGCATTCCATTAAACGGTCTTCAAACCACCCGCCTCGCCAAGACATTGGAGCGGGGACGGGGACTTCATATTCACATTGTCCCTCGCCTCCGCACTCTGGGCAAGGCTTCATTTTACTAAATGAAGCTTTTGGCCGTTCTTTTTCCGCTCAAGGTAATTCCTTTGATGCATCCGTGCGGTCTCTCGGTTGTTTACCTTCCAACTCCGTCTAGCGCACTTATTGGAGCAAAATAAACGCTGTTTTCCAACAAGCTTAGTTTTACATTGCTTACAATTTTTTCGGCCGTTTTTACGTTTTATTTCAGGCGTAAACGTAAAATCCAACCCTTCGTCCGGAGTAAATTGAACGCCCTGTCCAAAATCAGTTAGTTTTTCTTGCAAATCAATTTGCGCTTCAACCAAAAGGCCGTAGGCCGCGAGCCGTTTCATAGCAGGCGTGGGTGATACCCCGTGTTCTTCAGCGTCCGCAAGAACATCCCCGATTGTCGTGATTAGTTGTTTTGTATAGTCCACATTGGTCTCCCGTATAAGAGTTAACATTACTTATCCCATACCATAGCTAAAAAAATATGTCAACGGCTCTGGAGTTCTTTTACGCGGGTCTCTTTATACACTTCCCACATAATACGAAGCTGCCCGCTTATTGTGCGGCCTTCGGCTTTTGCGATTGTTCTAATCTGCTCATATACCTCGATTGGCACCAAGACAGACTTCCATTTAGTTATATCCATTAAGGAAAACTCCATATATAGCGTTTCTATAAGCGAATATATAGGAGATATGGTATGTACGCAAGAAAAAAAGGCCCCGCCGAAGCGGAGCCAGTTTAAGGGAGGAACACCATGAAAAAGCTTACTTAGCTTCACCCCAACTTGGGCCGATCTCTATGTCGCATTTACTTGGTATTTCCAATGGTACAGCATTTTCCATAATGTTGGCAATATTTTCTGCTGCCGCACGGTCTTTTACCGAAATAGCTATTTCATCGTGGATTTGAATCAGTGGAACATGTCCTTGCTCATACATGTTGACCATAGACTGCTTAGTCATGTCTGCGGCGGACGCCTGAATAAGCCTGTTTAGGGCTTTGTAGGTATATGCCCGTTTAAGCCTCGTTGTCTCGCCGTACTCGTCGATGGCTTTTTGGTACGGAAGAGCTTTGTTCATGGCAAAAGTGTCTGGCTCCCACAGATCAAAGCGGCATTTACGCCCCAACAAAGACCGTACAGAGCCTCCACTTGTTTTGTCGTTCAAACGTGCCTGAACACCGTTCATCAAGCCCTTAACGAACGGGACGCGATCATGGTACTGCTTAACCAGACTCTTGGCGTCTTCTACGTCAATGTCTAACTGCTCAGAAAGTTTGTTAACGCCCATCCCGTACATCATGCCTAAGTTAATCGTCTTCGCCTGTTTGCGATTGATCGACGCCATTTCTGCAACCATCGTATGAAAATCCATATCAGGATCGTGTCTATAAGCATTTACGAACTCCTCTACGCCCCGCATTGATCCGCCGCGGTGTTTATTAAATAAGTGTGCATAATGCACCAAGATGCGCGGTTCTTGCTGCGAGAAATCAATCGCCGCCCACTGCTCCCCTTCTTCCGGCAGGAACAGACTGCGTATCATCGGCCCCAACTCTGGGTCGCGGGCGGGGATTTGCTGTAGGTTTGGGTTGGACATTGAAATGCGCCCCGAAACCGTGCCGCCGTCATCTGACCTAATCTGGTTAATGTGCCCGTGAATGCGTCCGTCTGTCCGGCAGTGCTTCATAATTGTGTTGATGAAGGTTCCGCTAGTCTTGTTCAGGTTTCGGGCCTGCACGATTAGTTGTGCCAGTTCATGCGGGTGATCCGTCAGGAAAGACTTTGTAAAGGACGGTGCGCCCTTTTCAGTTTTTGGGTAGGAAATGCTTAACTTATCAAAAGCTTTAGAAATTGAAGCAGCCGCCCAAAGCTCTACGTCCATACCGGCCACAGACTTTATTTGTTTAACAATGTCTTTTTCTCTTTTAAGAAGCATGTTACGAGTGCGCTCGACACGGTTTTGATCAATACGGACGCCGCGCCATGTCATGTCGATCAAGCAGGGCAAAAGCTTTAATTCAAGGTCCGCGATATGCCAAAGGTCTTCTTTGGTTAATTGTGTGGATAAATAATTCCATAAATCTAGGGTTATTTCTGCGTCATTCTGAGCATACGGGCCGACATACATCGCAGGCATCTTCCACATCTCTGCCTTGGGGTCGAGGCCGAACTCACGGGCAGCTTCTTGCAGAGTTTTCTCTGTCTTAATCTTACCCAGCAGGTCGTAGCAAAGCGCATTCAAACTGTAGCTGAATCGGTTTTCATCTAACAGAGCGGCTACCAGCATGGTGTCGATGATGCGCCCGTTTATCTTGAACCCCATACGACGTATCCAACCGGCGTCGTATTGAGCGTTGTGCATAATCTTGTCGGCGGGGCACTCAAAAACTTTTTTGAGCCACTTATTGACAATGCGCTCATCTAAGTTACCGCCCCCAAGGTGGCGAATAGGTATGTATCCAGCCCAATCTGCTACCGCGATAGCGTAGCCCACAACTTCCCCGTCTCCAGTGGGCCATCCCGGCCCGTTAACTTTGATGTTTGGGTCGCGTGTTTCAACGTCGATAGCGATCTGCTTTGCATCAAAGATGTCTGGCAGTTCTGCGGGTGGCACCCACTCACTCTTGGGACCGAACATTGTCATCTGTAGTGCCATTATACTTTCCTTACTGTAACCATTTCCTTGCCACGGGCTAGGTACTCTTCCAAATGTTGTATCGGGATGAAGCGAACCATTAGTCCTCTCCACCCAGTGCGCCGTAGCCGCAAATATCTACCCAGCTATCTTCATGTTCTGGAGTTACAATGAGCCGCGCCAGTTTGACTGCCACCATACATTGGTAGACTTGCGAGACAGAAACCTTTTTGTCCAGAAGCACAGACCACATCTTGGCTATGCGCTCGTGGTTTTCATGGGCATCACCGTAGGCTTTGGCCCGTGGGCCGTTGACTAGGCTCTCTGCCTTATTAAGAATTTCTTCGCGTTTCAT